AAAAGATGAGGTGCATGTTGCAGTCGTTGATGAGGATGGAGCTATTTCAGGTACACCAGGAACAGTATTAGAAACATTCGCATTTGTATCGCAAGGTTCAGATGCTAAGAATAGTGATGGTACTACTAATTTCTACAAAGATGTAATTAATTCTACATCCGAGTATATTTGGTGGGCAGATCATGACACAAGTTTAACTGATGCTGGCGAAACAATTGCTTCCAACACAACTTTTACAGTAAACACAGCAGCAATCGAGCACTCACTTAGTGGTGGCTCAGACGATAACGCTCCGACAGTAGGAGAAATTGCAACAGGATATGATCTTTTAGAAGATGCAGACACTGTAGACGTAAATCTATTATTTGCTACTCCAGACGCCAATGGCGCTGAGACAATAGCAGAAGATTTAATATCTATAGTAAACGCAAGAAAAGATTGTATGGCGTTTATATCTCCACCGATCGAAGATTCAGTCGGTACTTCAACACCAGCAACAGATGTGAAAGCATTTGCTGATGGATTAACTTCAACTTCTTACGCTTCTTGCGATTCAACAGCACTATACGTATACGACAAATATAATGATGTATACAGATGGATAGGCGCTGCAGGACATCACGCAGGATTATGTGCTAATACTGATTCAGTAGCAGATGCATGGTTCTCACCAGCAGGCGTAAACAGAGGTCAGTTACTTGGAGTAACTAAACTTGCATATAACCCTAAGAAAGCAGACAGAGACACTTTATATAAATCTAGAGTCAACCCAATAGTATCACTACCTGGACAAGGTACAATATTGTTTGGTGACAAAACTTTATTAAGCAGACCTTCAGCATTCGACAGAATTAATGTAAGAAGACTATTTATCGCATTAGAAAAAGCGGTTAGCACAGCAGCTAAAGCGCAACTATTCGAATTTAACGACGAATTTACAAGAGCACAGTTCAGAAATTTAGTTGAACCGTTCTTAAGAGACGTCAAAGGAAGACGTGGATTAACAGATTTTTCAGTAATCTGTGACAACACTAACAACACAAGTCAAGTTATTGATGGTAATAAATTTGTGGCAGATATCTATATCAAGCCAAACAGATCTATTAACTTCATTACACTTAACTTTGTAGCAACGAGATCAGGGGTTGAATTCTCTGAAATCTCAGGTTCATAGGAGATAACACATGGCAATTTTAGGCGTAGATGATTTTAAATCTAAACTAGTAGGCGGTGGAGCAAGATCCAACCTTTTCAAGGTAACTATGAACTATCCAGGTTATGCACAAGGTGATGTAGAACTTACATCATTCATGTGTAAAACAGCTCAAATGCCTGCATCAATTATTGCACCTATCCCTGTATTATTCAGAGGTAGAACATTGCAAATAGCTGGTGACAGAACATTTGATCCTTGGACAATCACTGTCATTAATGACACTGGTTTTGAGGTTCGTAATGCTATGGAACGTTGGATGAATGGTATTAATAATAATAACGAAAACACAGGATTATCTAATCCTACTGACTATCAAGCAGATGCAATTGTTGAACAATTGAATAAAGCTGGAGATGTTACAAAGAAATATGACTTTAGAGGTTTATTTCCAACTAACGTTTCTGAGATAGAAGTAAGTTATGATTCAGAAAATACTATTGAAGAGTTCACAGTAGAATTCCAGGTACAATACTGGGAATCTGACACTACTTCGTAGACATATAAATAATATTAGAAGAGGGGATATAACGTCCCCTCTGATAATGTGAGGAAAAACAATGGCCGAATTATTTGGTTTTGAAATCAATAGAAAAGCAGCAAAGAGTAAGGATTTACTACCTTCCTTTGTACCTAAGACTGACGAGGATGGCGCCGGCGTTGTTCAAGCGGGTGGTCACTTTGGCGCGTACATCGATATGGATGGCGACAAAGTTAAGAATGAAATTGAACAAATTTATAAGTATAGAGATATATCAGCTCAGCCAGAGTGCGATGCTGCTATTGAAGATATTATAAATGAATCAATTGTTGGAGATCACGAAGATGCTCCAGTAAACATTATATTAGATGAATTAGAAATTTCAGATAAAATGAAAGAAGCTGTGAAGTTTGAGTTTGATGAGATATTAAAAATCTTAAACTTTAATGCATATGCTCATGATATATTTAGAAAATGGTATGTAGACGGTAGATTGCCATATCATATTATTATAGACAATAAGAATCCTAAAAAAGGTATACAAGAGTTACGTTATATCGATCCTACCAAATTAAAGAAGGTGAAAGAGATCGAAGAAAAAACTGACCCTAAGACTGGTGCTAAGATTATTACACGTCAAGAAGAGTTTTTTGTATTTGAAGACAAACAATTAGTAGGCAACGAGCAAGGAATTAAGATATATCCTGAAGCAATTGCTTATTGCACATCTGGTATTATGGACCCAGGTAGAAAAAGAATCTTATCTTATCTACATAAGGCCTTAAAACCAGTTAACCAATTAAGAATGATGGAAGACTCATTGGTAATCTATAGGATATCAAGAGCTCCAGAAAGACGAATCTTTTATATTGATGTAGGTAACTTACCTAAAGGTAAAGCCGAAGAATATCTCAGAGGTATTATGAATCAGTATCGTAACAAATTAGTTTATGACGCAAATACTGGTAATATCAAAGATGATAAGAAACATATGTCTATGTTAGAAGATTTCTTCTTACCTCGAAGAGAAGGTGGAAGAGGAACAGAAATTACAACATTACCTGGTGGTGAAAACCTAGGACAAATTGATGATATTATATACTTCCAAAAGAAATTATATAAGTCTTTAAATGTACCAGTTAATAGATTAGAACAAGAAGCTCAATATAGTCTTGGTAGAACATCCGAGATTACAAGAGACGAAGTCAAGTTTAAGAAGTTCATAGACAGATTAAGAAAAAGATTCTCAGATTTGTTTATGCAACTATTAAAAACTCAACTCTTACTTAAAGGTATCATTACTAAAGAAGATTGGAAGACTTGGAAAGAAAGCATTGCCTTTAATTTTATTGAAGACAACTATTTTTCAGAGTTAAAACAATCAGAGATGCTAAGAGAAAGATTTGATATGTTATCATCATTAGATGAATACGTTGGTAAATATATATCCAATGAATGGATACGTAAAAATGTATTACGATTTAACGATGATGAGGTCGAAGAGATTCAAAAACAAATCGACCAAGAAAACAAAGATGGCGAAAATGATGTACCAGATCCTGACGATCCTCGTTGGGATAGTTAATGGGACAGAAGTTTTTATAAATACTATAACAAGGATGAATAAATGAACGTAAATGAATTGATAAAAAATTTAAATGACGGCGATAATGTGAATGCAGGTAAACAGTTTAACACTGTAATGGCAGACAAAATGGCCGCAGCTCTTGATGCTAAAAAGATAGAAATAGCGTCAGGAATGGTTCAGCGTAAAGCTGAAGAAACAACAGAGGATTAAATCCATGCTATCATTTGTAGAGCTTAGAGAAAAAGTAAAACTTGCATCTGGAGAAAAACAGATTAAGTCTTATAAAGCTGGTAAGCGTAAGGATAAAGAAATTATCCTAGGCAAAAAGGGCAATAAATTTTCAGTGTATGTAGATGGCGAATTACTCGACAACAACTACAAAAATGAAAAAGAAGCTCAAAAAGCTGCAGATGATATGCTAAAATTACTAGGTATATAGCAATGAGATTAATTACAGAATACGTAGAAAACAATTTAGAAATGATTTGTGAAGCAAAGAAAGATGGTTCTAAGAACTATTTTATCGAAGGAGTCTTCATGCAATCAAACAAAAAGAACAGAAACGGTAGAATATACGAAAAGAAAACTATGGAAAAAGCCGTAGAAAAGTATGTTACCGAACAAGTTAAAACAGGGAGAGCTGTTGGAGAGTTAAATCATCCAGAAGGACCAACAGTAAACCTTGATAAAGTTTCGCACAAAATCACTGACCTTCACTGGGAAGGAAATGATATTGTGGGTAAGGCATCAATCCTTAAAACACCTATGGGAAAAATAGTCGAAGGACTACTCGAAGGTGGGGTTAAGCTTGGTGTATCAAGTCGTGGTATGGGAAGTCTTGTTAATAAGAATGGTGCTAGTTATGTGGGGAAAGATTTTATGCTTTCCACTATAGATATAGTTCAGGACCCTAGTGCTCCAAGTGCATTTGTAAAT